CCGCTGGTTTCCGTGCTATCATCGTTTGCCCAAGTGGTGCTAAAGGTATTACTTTGCAGCACCAAATTTGTGCGTACACGCTCTATAAGCCCCGCAGAATTTACACGGGTAGCCGTATCTCCTGTGCGGGTGAACGCTAAATCACCGCTGCCGTCGGTAGGTTTCTCGGCATATACCTTGCTTGTCTTATAGCCGCTTGGAATTACTACCAAACTGGCATCGTCGTAAAATGAACTCATCAGTTAAAATTTAAGGCGTCAATTGCATTTACCAAACACTCGTAACCTTCGGTGGTTCCGCCGTCATCGGCTACACGAGCAACATACGCATCCGCATAAATGTATGCGTTACCAAAGCAAGTAGGTACGTCTCCTATTGCCCTCGTATTGTAATCCTCATCTCCCCAATTAGAGGAGCAGTAGATATTACCCCACCCGATGCTATTTGCCATTTTGCTCTTTTAAGAAATTTATCAATTTGACCTCGTTCTCGGGCTTCACTTTATAGGTACCAGCCGTGGAACGATTGACCATCGGTAGGGTACATTTGTCCGTTTTGGTTTTCATAGTATTCGGGCGTGAGGGATCCGTAGAAAGTCAAGTACGACACAAGGCGTCTTCCGTAGTGTTCAGCCGTATCTCGCTCCTTCTGAATCAAGTATTCCAATTCACTTTTATCAATGCCTTCCGAGTTCTCGCTTTGCTTTCTGAACACACCACCGTTGCTCACCTTGTAAGCAAGGAACGGAAGTATCTCAACCATTGCGTAGTGAACCAAGACGTCCTGCACGTAGTCAGTCATCAGCGTTTCGTAGTTGCCTGTCAACGTATCGTTTAAGACGTCGTTCTTCAAGGCGTTGTACAAGGCCGTACCAAGAAGTGCTTGAACGTGAATGTCTTGGGCTATCTTGATGAACTGCACCATCTGGTCACGGTCGACATTGCCGTTGATGGCGGTGCGCTTGACGAGGTCATCGGGGGAGATAAAGAGGGGATACATAGTTATATAACCTTATTTGGGGATACCTATCTTTTTTGCATACTCTGGGGTGTAGCCCCGATAGTCCTGCGAGATAGGCGGTTTGGCGACTAACGAATCATTCACGGGTAACTTCACTCCCAACTTGCGGAGGTCGTTCACGCTTACCTCGGAACGTGGGTTCTTGGGGTCGGGTGCTGCTCCCTTCGCTCTTGAGAGATAGGTCTTCCGCATCCAGAAGTGTTTGCAGTTCGGGCCGCCTTTATAGAACAGGATGTCGTAGGTGTCTGAACCGCCCTCACCGAATCCCTTGTTGACGACCTTTTCGCTCATTGCATTTATGTCCTCGATGCGGTAGATTTTGTTGGCTTGTAGCATCAATCGGCAGAAAGCCCGCTCACCCGTTTTTTCGCCCGAATAAGCGTACCGAACTTTATACTTGAACCCTTCCTTCGTCACGCCGTCTTGTGCGCTCTTGGCGTTCGGGAATGCGCTTCCTGTGGAGGCGAAGTTCACCTCCCGCATCTTTACTATATCTTGCTCTGAAAGCTGCTCGTCACCGACCAGTTCCCACTCCTCCAAATCCTCGTCTTCTCCAAGCGAGGTCAATTCACGCACCAACTCCTCGGAGGCAGGGGCTGATGCTTCAAGCTTTTTTTGCGACTTCATCTGGGTGATGACCGCAGAGGAGTTCCCTGCGAATAACGCCTTCGCAACAGACGGCTCAAATTGCAACATCTGCACAAGGAAGGTGATGGCCTGGTCTTGCGTAAGAACGCCCTCCTGTACGGCTCGCATAATGTCAAGAGAGGACGCAATCTGCGCTCCGTTGTACGATGCCTCCTTCTGTGCGATTTCCTCGTTCACGGTAGATACCACTTCCGTAGTCACTTGGTCGGCTTCCTTCACTCCCGTTTCTTCCTCGACTGTTGTGGAGTCCGTGACCTTGATGTCGTTGAACTCCATCGGAGAGAGCGGCTTGAAGTACAAATTCAAAGCGACATTGTTCACCGCAAGCAGCTCGTCAAAGGCCTTTAAGATGCCCATCTGAATAGGGCGAATCACCGTATTATCCAGAAGCAAGTAAGCGTTCTTGATTTCGTCCGCATTGCTTCCAAGCCCCGTGTTCTCCTTAATACCAAAGAGCATCGGAGACGTGATGCGGTGGCCTACAAGAACCTTTTGAGCGGACTCTGAAGAAAGGAACTCATATTGCAAGTGGGCATCCGACAGGGTGACTGGCTCGATCGTAGCCGCCTTTGTACTATCGTCATTGAAAGCAAGAATCCAACGACCTGCGTTGGTGCTTCCCTGCCACTTCTGGGCGATGGTAGAGTTGATATTGTCTTGCTCCTCCTGCGGTGGGATGCCGTTATTGAAGTTGATTATCATTGACGGAGCGAGTCCGTTCTTGATGTTATTGATGTGGTAGTTCGCAATCTCCTCCTCCAACTCCGCATACGGCAAAGCCGCCAAGTAGCGAGGGGGTGAGTAGTAGTACGAACCTGCCGAATAGGGGCGGTAGTAAAAGATTTCACGCTTCTCGTTGGACTCCTCAAAGGCGGCGATGCGCTGCACTCCAGAGCGGTTCCGAACCTTCGTCCAGTCCCAAGCGTAGTAGTACGCCTTGATGGTTCCATCTTGGTCGCACTTCTCGGCTCGCAATGTCTGCACTGGCATATGCGTCACCTCTGCGATTGCTGATTTGTCAGCGTTCCACAACACCTGCAACGCTCCGTTGCCCAGCCAGTAGACGTCATTCGCAAAGCGGTAGGCGCACTCCTCCGAAATCAATCTGCGGAACTCAAGGAATGCGGACGGGTTGGTAGCCGAATCGGTAGCGTCAAGCCCCTTTCCGTAAATCATATCCACGATACCCGTTATGACGGCGTTATTCGTGGCGGAGCCGTTTCTGCGGTCAATAAGGTATTGGTAGTAGTTGTTGTCATCCCCATATTCCACCCAATCAAGGCGGGGATTCTCCACGATTGCAGGTGCAACGTAGGACTCGAACTGAACGAGGCGAATGTTATTCTCCATAAATCTTGAACTGATTGTTCATTGTCTCCTCTACTGTCGGGAGGACGGGTTGATAGGTGCTTGTTGTTTGACCACTCGGAAGCATCAGCAGGCGGTCGAATGCGAGTATCTTGGTGTTTGTCCAAGCCACGTTGAAGGTCTGCTCCGTGAGGCGAATCATATACACTACCTCGGCATCGAGTGGCGTGGTATTGTAAGTGAACGTGAACTCACGAGTGTCTGCGTCAAAGGTAGGGGAGGTCACGTTGTAGATGGTGTCCGTGCGTCCGTCTTTTGAGTAGAGAACCATCTGAACTCGCCACGTTGAGTTGTACCCTGCAAGGGTATCGACCCCTACTTGCCAGTCACGCACGGGCAGAGTGATAGTGTTCTGGGCTTTATATGATACGAAAGTCATACCTATATAACCCAAGAGTGGGACTTATGTGAAAAAAGAAAGGGGGCCGAAGCCCCCTCTCACGTCCCGTTGGTCTAATTACGACCCAAGTACGATTGTTGGTTTGGTACCAGACAATCCAGCGAACGGGTTATTCGCCACCGCTCCGAGCAGGAAGTTAGCAGGCACACGCTCTTGACCCGTCAAGGTCAAGTTGTAGCCCGTAAGGTCTCCCATTGCAGAACCAGTTACGATAGAACCACCCGTTACTTCTGAACCGTGTTCCAAGCCCATCACCCAAGCGTTGCCGTTGTTGTCCTCGACAATCACTACGGGCTTCGCCCAAGCGAGCAACTTCACCTCTTTGTGGGTGTCGGCATCTTGCTTCTTCAATACGATGTTCAACACCTGCTCGAAGAAGGTCGTGCCGTTGTCACGGCTGGAAGTGATGGCCTGCTCGAAGTTAGAGGTACCTTTCAAGTCGTACTTGTAGGCACTCGTAGCAGTTGTGGCCAACTGGTCAATGACGTCCGTGTCAGCGGTGTCGTAGGAAATTTGTGCCAAGTCGATGGAGTTGATGAAGTAGACTGCATTCAGTCCTCCAACTTGGTCTTTGCAGGGCTCAATCCGCCCCAATGTTAATGAACAAGCCATAGTTATTTATTTTTTGTAATCGTTAGAAATGTGAGTTTTTAATCGGTGACAGTTGGCGCAAAGTGTTTGAAGGTTGCTCAATTCGTGGTTGTGGCGGTTGCCGTCTATATGGTCGACATCAAGCTGGCAAGCGTGGACAGGAACAAATCCACACGTTTCGCAAGTCGCTTTCTTGTGCTTTCGATAGACATCTTTTGGTCGTACTGCTCCTTTTGTTTTATACCTCCACGATTGCTTGCACTTCTCGCAGCAGTATTTCGCCTGCTGTCCTGTCAACTGCTTTGAACAGTTCAAACACAAAAGGGAGGACGAGGGTGTTTTACCCAAGCCCTCCCCCTGCGTCATCCTTCAGCGATTAGGCGTAGTATACCAAGTCGGCACCTACTCCAAACTGAACACCAGCAGTCATACGCATAATGAAACGTACGTTTTTGCTGCCGTCTAAATCGCTCATATCCAGCACCTTGACTTCGTTGGTATCGCTCAAAAGCCCGCAGCCGAAGTACAAGTTTGACTTCTGACCTGCAACCATTTTGTTTGAACCAAGACCAGGAGCGTGGAACAA